CCGTTCACCGTGCCGGTCATGATGGGGCCAACAGCAGCCGGCACCGTCGCATTGGCCGCCGACTGGTCCTGCGTCCACCACCCCGTCACCGACGCCTTGATGGCAACACCAGGGGAAGGACCCCCACTCGCAATGACATGCTCCGACATCCCAAAGCCAAGACCGAATGCGGTGCTCATTACAAACCCGCCTTGGCTGCCATCCAGGCTTCCAAACTGACCATCTCGGTCGTCGTCAGCCCTCGATTGATCTGCAGGGCTGCATACATGAACCCGACAGCCTTCGCAGCGTTCGCATTCGACGAGCTGTTGTAAGCGGCACCAATGCAAATGCGTCCCGATGCCTGCGCCGCCAGGGCACCCGCACCCAAAGCCACCGTGGCAACCTGCACGCCATTCACGCGAATGATCATCACCGACTGGACCGCCTTGACAGTCACTACCTGCGCCACCGCTGCGACCGTGCCACCGCTCGCGTCATAGTTGACTGCCAAGACATACGCACGCGCCGAGTAGACGGTATCGGTCCTGAGCATGCGGCCAACCAAAAAGCTCGCAAGCTCCGCGTCCATCCACGAGTAGGCGCCCAACGCGGCATCGGGCTTGATCGCCATGCATGCCGTCCAGCCGTTGGCACCGCTACCGGTCAGGGCCGTACCGGTGACAAGCGTCAGATTCGCAGCAGGCTGGAACTCCAACCCCGAAGTGCGACGGACGATACCGGTCGTGCTTGCGCTGCTCAGATGCCGCGCCTTGCCCGAAATGTCGGAAACGCCCTGCACCTTGCCGTCCAACGACGCGAGGGTAGTGCGCGTCGTGTCGGTGAACAGGGTCGTCGGATCAGTGAAGTCGTAGAGCGCCCCACCCGTGGCCCCGAACAGGTCCACAGGATTGAACGGCGGTGCAGCCGCACTCGCATGACCGTATGCCGGCGTCCCGAAGCCGAGACCGAACGCGGTGCTCATGCATGCCTAGTAGATGGCGATCATCAGTGTCGCTGACGTGACCGCTGCATTCACGCGCATCACGCGCACCGGAATCACCGAGCCCACAGGCACCGCCGTGAACGTCACGGTGTCACCCTGCTCCGTCAGCACGCTGACGTTGCCCGCACCCCCCACGTAGATCACGGAGGGGTTTGCCAGCAGCACCGTGTCGCTTGGAACAACAGCAACGGCACCACCAGGGAACGTCGGGTACGTCGGGCTGGGATTAGTTTTCTGTCCCATGTCCGACTCCTTACGTCAGCGCCTGCCCCGTGCAAGTGACCCACGCGGCACCCGTGCAGATCACGAGGCACCATTCGTTGTTGCCCACGCCGTTGTCGTTGACCAGCCCCACGGCACCCATGATCGACGCGGCAGGCGCCGGCAGCGACGCGCTGGCGATCGGCGTGAAGAGAATGCCGTAGCCCACACCTGCAGGTGGCAGGAGCGTACCGATGAAGCCATTGTCAGAAGCGACCGGACCAGAGAAAGTGGTACGTGCCATAGGTTCCTCACATGCGAGTGATGCGTGCCACGTCTGCATGTCGTCTGCCGGGCCAGTCGTGGCGCGATGGATTGAAGTCCCGGAACGAGCGCAGTGTACGCTGCTCAAAACAAAAGAAAAGGCCCCCGCAGGGGCCTTTGCCAGTGCCGCAACCCCGATTCAAGTCGAGCCGGCGCTACCCCACATGCCCAGCGCATCGCTGTAGCCGAAGCTGTAGCGTTCGCGGGCCTTGTACCGGCAGTTGCCGGTGTCGAAGTCCTCATCCATGCTCGTCTTGAGCGCTACGCGATCGAAGTACTTCAAGCCGTTCGGCACGTCCGTCTTCAGGAACCATGCGTTCGTGTCGGTCAGGAAGTGGTTGACCGTATAGCCGCCCGGAACTGCCGACATGTTGCGAATCGCGTTGATGTCGTTGTCGGCGGTCGAAACACGCCCCTCCGACTGCAACAGCCGCACGCAGACGAACATCAGCGACGGCGGCACCACCAGCTTCTTCGGCTTGGCTGCGATCAACAGGCCGCGCTCATCGGTCCACGCTGCGACCTGAATGATCGCCGCCTCGAGCGAGGTCTCGTTCAGATCCACGCCGACAGCGGGATTGTTGAAGTTGAACCCACCGCCGACCAGCGGATGCCCGGTGCGCGTACCGCCCGAGTTGATACCGAACAACGACACGCCGTCACCACCCAGGAAGTTCTGGCTGAAGCCGTTGTTGAGCACGGCCGCACCCTTGACCTGCTTGGTGTACGCCATCGCACGAGCCAGCGCCTTGGTGTAGCGCGCCGAGAGCGAGTCGTAGAGATTGTCCTCGACCGCTTCCTCGGTGACGCTGAACCCAAGCGCAATGGTCTCGTGGACGTAGCGCGAGGTGAACGCCTCCTGTGCGTTGTCGTACGCGATCGCGTCGCCTTCGGCCTTGACCGGCGCGGCACCAAAGCCCGCCAGCTTGGTTTCTTCCTCGAACGAGCGCTCCGAAGACTCGGTGTCGAAGATGTCCTTGTGCTCTTCGGCGTACTGCTTGTACTCCAGTCCGAACAGCGCATTGAGCCCCGGCAGAAGCTCCTTCATCAGTTGTGCACGAGAGATGGCCATGTTGATTACTCCTCAGATGCCGACAGCGTTGAGATAGCTGTGCTGGCCAGGGTTGAACTTCACCAACACGTCGCCGAAGCTATCCGTGAGAGGCGAGACGATCGCCACGACACGGAACGCTGCGGCAGCCGTTTGCACGGTCGTCGAGAGTGCCGACGTGGAGTTGCCGGTGCGCGTGCTGCCGGTGGAGGTGCTCTGCACTGCCGCCAGGAACGTATTCGCCCCCAGCATGGCTTGCAGGGCCGGTCCGTTCAGCTGGCCCTGGAACAGCACATCGGGATCGGCGACCACCTTGGCCTTGATCTTCGTGCCGGCCGGCGCGACGTAGTTCGCCGGATAGTACTGGGAGAACTGCTGCTGCCCCAGCGCGTTGATGAACTCGCAGCCGACGAAGATGCCCATCGTGCCTGCCGGGAGAGCATTGGTCGTGCCGTCCGCACCAGTGGCCGTCACCAGCACGATGTAGCCGTTGGTGTCGAGCGCGACGATCGAGCCGAAGAAGAGGTTGGTGGCGATGCCCGCCGGATTGATTTCAAACTCGCTGACGGCGCCGGCATACGGCAGCCCGTCCATGCGCTTTACGGGGCGCAGCCCGTAGGGAGTTGCGGTAAGGGACATGATTGGTTCCTTCAGGTTCCATTGCCAAAAGAATAAGAATCGCCGCGCACCGTCTTGGACTTGCGTTCCACGAACAGCGGCATGCGAGGGTCGTTGTTGCGCATGAGAGCGGTATCCACAGACTGCATCTGCTTGCGCGCCTGATCGGCGTAGTACGCATTGCGCGCACGCAGCCGCGCCGTGGGCATCTTGCACAGCATCAGGCCACCGACTTCCACATTGCCGGCCGCAGTGGCAGGCAGCATCAGCTCGGGATGGTCCGCTGCCTTGACCGGCACCCAACCTTCGCGCATCTTCTTGCTGACGTTGGTGGGATCGGCAATCCCCAGCACCTGCGTAGAGACCCAGTGAAAGCTGAATCCTTCGACGGCATTCGGGACAGGCAAGGTGCTCGGAGGGACGTACTCCTCACGAACGGTTTCTGCGCGCGAGTCATTCTCGCGAGGGCGACGGACTTCAGTCATTTCTGCTCCAGACGCACAACTTCCTGTGCATATTGCTGCGGGGTCAGCCCGAACTTCTTCGCCAGCGCGAGCTGCGTCGGAGTAAGCCGGACTTTGGTGGGACCGTTGCTGGTGCGAGCCGCGGAAGTTACCGGGCTGGTACGCGTGGTCGTGCGCTGCTGTGAGCGAGCGTCGGGATCGGCATCCGCTCGAGCTTCGCCGAAGAAATCGGTGAAGACCTCGTGGAGCCGGCCATCGACTTTCTGAAAATACTCGTCTGAGCGAGGATCAACGCCCTGCTTCACGAGCTTCTGGTGAAGCCCCAGCGCAAAGCTGGTCATTTCCTCGTTGCCGTCCGCTCCGAACCACTGGTTTCGAGCCTGCCAGCGCAGTGTTTTCTGGTCAACCGGAGCGTTCTCGGCACCTACGGCGGGGAGTGTAACCACTTCCTCCGCGGCTTGAACAGGGACGGGCCTGAAATTCGCGATCTCGCGCAGCTGGATCTTGGCTTCGAGCAGCTTCTCCTGCGCCGCCATCTCGGCGTCGGGATCGAACGCTTCCTTGGCTGCCTTCAGCTCCTTGCGTGCCGCATCCAGCACCGCCTCGACATTGGCCTTCGACGCCGCCAGCAGGTGCGTCTCGCCGTTGGTCGTGCGCTGCGCCAGCGTGCGGTTGTGCTGCAGCAGCGACTGCGACGCGCGTACCGCCTCGTCACGCTCGCGCTCCGCCGCCTCACGCGCCCGGCGCTCATCGTGCCGGGCATGGGTCAGCTCGGCCATGCGCGCCTTGACGCCGGCCGAGTAGGTGGCCAGCTCCTCGTCGTCCGGATCCTTGACCTCGTGCGCTAGCGGCTTGCGGCCCCGGTCGGCCGCCGGCATGTCGTCAACGATCTCGATCTCGTCATCCGCGCCACTCGCACGTACCGCGCCATTGGCGCCGTTGATACTGACGACTTCTTCGTCGTCGTCATTGGGTTTCGTTGCCATGCTGCTCTCCTTCAATACGCGCGACTAAGGCCGCGGGGATCGGACACGGTGGCTTCCACCTGATCGTCGTTCAGCAGCCGGAACTCCTTCCCGAACAGCTTGAACTTCGTGCCCGCATAGGTGCGTACAACAACCCAGTCGCCTTCCTTGCACCACGCCCCGCTAGGGAAGCGCACCGGGTCCTTGTAGGCATCGGGACCGACAGCAAGCACGAACAGCACGTTGGTGCCTGCCTCTTCGTCCTGCTGCAGCTTGCGCGTCTTGACCAGCACCGAGTCATCGAAGGACTCGCTCGACTCCGGCGCCGCGCACAGCAGGTGAAAGCCGGTCGGCATAGGCAGCATGGCCCCCGTACCGCTATCCGCCGCAGTGGGTCCGTCGGGTTCGTCCGGCTCGTCGATACGTTGAATCCCAGGCGGCAGGATCAGCTCATCAGGGCGGGTCGTCAAAGTCATGGGCGCTACTTTCCAGCAGGTCACTCAGCAGTTGCTCGGCAG